TATTTTTCCAGACGCGTCAGTGAACTCTTTTGCATTTCCTATTATTATCTGTGGTACGTTTACAGCCTGGAAAAAATAGTCATTTAATTGATTGATCCACGCCAATGGATTAAGAGTTGAATTCTGTGCGGTTGTGACTAACTCAGGCACAACTGCCCCCTTTGGAATATACATGTTTTCACCAGCTCCACGAGCTGCATCCATTTTGGATTTGAACGAAGAAATTTCTGTTGTGTCATCAGTATCTAAATGAAAGATCCATAAAGGGTCAATGTTTCTATGAAGAACTCTTTTCCAGTCATTCATAGCTTCATTACGTGCAAGAATAATCCATTCAACACTTGGGATTATACTAATACCATGTATTTCATCAGCGATCCTTTTCCTAGATAGATGCAAGATACGGTCGGGGGAGAAACGTTTGTTTGGCTGTGTGGTTTTAGAAACTTGTTCATATCTTTTGATTCTCCCCTTGCGATCTTGTACTATTACTATAGAACTAGGGTCTAAGGGTTTGATGTTAATTAAGACGTCATCTTCGTCTCGAATTATTTCTGCGAACGCATCGCCGCCTATAGTGTAAGTTCGAATTAAGTTGGATAGTATTCCATTAAAAGTATCTGTACCATTGCCAGAAATATTTGATAAAATCATTTCTGTGGCTTCATCACTTGTAAATCCAGCACCCATTGTCCAATTTGTTTTGGCATCAATAGCTGTCTGTAATTCAGGAATTGTTTTATAGTACCCTAAGTATGAGGCCCAATTTTCCATTTGCCAAGTTGTTTCTTCTTGGTCTCCAGCACCATCTGTACTAATAGCTGTTACACTGTAATCAGTTACTGCGTTTGTTAAGTCGGATGCTGTTGCATTTCCTATATCTGTTTCTACCATTTTATCACGCTATTATATTTAAGTCATCAAAAGCAAGGTTGGTTGTTCCACTTGCTCCATTTGGATGTGTGTTTGTTCCTAAATCATTAATGTTTGCAGTTGTGTTTGATAAAGTAATATTTCCACAACACATTGTCCTATCATGATTAGTTGCGATTTGTATTCCATAAGTCCCGTTTAATTCAACATAATTTCCTACTATTACATTACGAGCTCCAACAGAAGTTAAATCAATGCCAACAGTTGAGTTACCTCTAACTTGATTATTTGCAACAATACACTCAGAGGTTCCAATTAACTCAATGCCTTGTGCTGTTCCATTAATAAAAATATTACCTTCAATTATATTATTTGATCCAACTATCTGAATCTGACCAGCGCCGGTTGTATCAAAAACACATCCTCGAATTATATTGTTTGTTGCTTGAATTGCAAAAACAATACCTGATCCTGCCAATGTATCAAACCAACAATTATAAAAGAAACAAAAACTTGTTCCTGAGCAATAAATACCAGCTCCTGATGAACCTGTGAAGTAAAGTTTTTCAATAGTTACACCCTCCACGTCATCAATATCAAAAGCATAGTTTGATCCTGTTACATTAATAACAGTACTTTTACCAGCTCCAACAATCGTTACATTACTTTTTTGAATATCAATTTGCGTACTAACATTATAAGTACCTTCTTTTATGTAAATTACACCACCACCATAGGGAAGCATGTTTACAGCTTCTTGGATAGCTTCAGCGTCTCCTGTGCCATCTACACTAACAACTATAGTTGCTCCACCTGCACGATTACCACGTTCAGCTACACCTTCACCAAATGTTCTGTTGTGAGGGAATAATCCACCAATGCTTGATCCTGTTAAAACCATTGTTCTACTGAGTATATTTGTTCTATTTTTGGTAAGTCAGTTTCTCTTCTTAGTTCAAAAGAGTTAACTAACCCCAATCTTAACATTTCATCACCAACATCCATACCGTTACTTAATACACGACCAATTAAACGGCCATATTTTCCAACCCGGTTTTCTCTGTTGATCAATATAGTTACATCCCGACCTTCAAGACGAGACTTTAACCATTCTTTTGCTTTATCTCCACCAGCATTTAATTCAGGTGCGTCAATACCATCAAATCTTAAAGGGAAACTAAAATCCCTGAAATCAACTCTTAAAGTGATAGTATCACCATCATGGACTTTCTCAACATTTGCATAAAAGTCTTCCTCAATCTGAATATGTGGAGACATAAAACGAAGATCGTTTAATTGCTCGTTTGTCAGTTCAGGGAATCTTTTAAAGTCATGATCGAATGCCATTAGGAATTGTTAATAAAGTCTTGAGTTTTCTTATCTCGTAAAACACTAAGACCTCGAAGAGCTCCATCTCTTAACACATTTATCATATCTTCAGCTTCAATTCTAGATGTGAAGCCAGACATATCATATTGAATAACATAAATAGCAGCTAAGTTTGAAGCAACCTCTTTAAGGATGTTTTTAGTATCTACGTTTAATGTGGAATAATTGTCTGAGAAGTTATATCTAACAGTCGCGTTAATTGTACTTTCGACTTGTGTCATATAGTCGTTAATATAAGCTTCTGCTTTAGACGTTGCACTAGCATTAGCGCCAGCTTTTCGCTGGACTTCTGCAGTTGTTGCAAATATTCCTGTGTCTGCCATCTACAAATTACACCTTTCATTTTCATGCTTTGGGCATAATGTACTACTTATTAAAGGGGAAACAGGAGCACCACAATAAACACATTTTCCGTCAGTCATTTTAAAGCTCCAGTGTTTCCATAATTTCATCAGTGGTTTTTTCACAAAGCATTTCTTCCCATTCTCTTTGTGATTTTATTTGTTCATATGTTTTCTTTTTCATTTTCTTGTTCTCCATGTCTTTGTTTACTGACATAATACATATTATGGGAAAGGTCCTTTATATAGTTGTCGGGGATGGGACTAGTCAACGCACAGTTGTTAATAGCAATATATAGACAACCCACGGTCTTTAACACACCAGACTGCTCTGATTAATGCTTCAGTTAAGTGCGAATAATCTCCATAAATTTTAATAGTTCGAGAATTAGCATTGAGACCGTATTCGAAAGTTATAGACTTAAGACTTCTTAATAGTTTCATGTCAGAGATCATTTCAAGCCTGCCTGTTTCCATAAGCATTAGAGTGTTTGAGTACAGATCTTCTTTTAAGATTCCTTTCTTCTTTTCTTCACCTTCAACTTGAATACGTTTTGAAGAATTGTTAAGTCCAACTACTCGACGTTTACCTAAAGCATCATACAACATATCCGTAGGTCCACCACCTACTCCACCATCATCTACAAAGATCTTGTTAAAATGCCATGTTTCGTCAAGCTTCATTATTCTAGCTACAGTATCAGTAGTTGAAATTCTTTCAGTTGTTAAAGTCTTTACAATCTTTAACTTCTTTTTTGTGTATTCACAAATAACCATAGCATTCTCGTCTCCACCATAACGAGCAAAGTCTACTCCAAGGTAATATTGAGCGTTTGCTTTACCATCTTCTTTACGATCCCACTCAATAAAAGTCATGCATTGTTTGATTAAGTCAGTAGGGAAGAATTGGTTCCATTCTTCCGTGAATTCACCCAAGTATTCCTGGCGATATTGAGCCTTTGTCATACGTTTACGTTCTTTAGCTAAAAACGATTTTGGGATTCTTTTACAATCCTCGCTGCTGACATGCCAAGACTTGAAATCATCGTCTGAAAAAGAATGATAAAAATATCCACCTTTACCAAAAGGTGTGGATAACATAATTAAGTAACCCATCTTTCGGGCTTTCCTAGAAACTGCAAGCATTGGTGTTACAGCTAACCAAACAGTTTCAGGAATGTAAGCTGCTTCATCAGCAATTAATAAGTCTATCGTGAACCCACGTATAAAGTAACCAGTACGGCCAGTAGGTAAACAATATACTTTGCTCCCGTTTCGAAGTACGACTTTAGTAAGTGTTGGCTTATCCGCATAAATATCACCCATTTCGTCAAATTTAGCTCTGACTTTTTCAAATAGTAACGAAGATTGCCGCTGACTTGCAGCAATAATCATTGTTGTGGTGCCAGGATGTTCCATTGCAAAACGAACAGCTTTTTCACTTATAACCTCAGATTTACCAACCTGACGTCCTGTACGTAAAGTAATGTTACCATCGTAAGCAAGAACCTCTTCCTGCCATTTATCCCACTTAACTTTTATCATCTTTTTCTCGTTTCTTTTTCTCTTCTCTATCAATCTCCTTATTAGTCTTTCCGCCAAGCTCCCAAATCTTTTTGCAAGCTTCGTTGTATAAGACTTTACCAACCTCATACTGAAGCTGAGCATCATTCATCTGAGCTTCAGCAGAGTTCTCAATTTGTTTCCAATCATATAATTCCATTTCTTTCATTTTCAATTTCCTCCATTGTGTCACGATCCCACAGATTGATTCCGCTGGGAAGCGAGTAGTGTAATTTATGGAAGTACCCTGTGCGGGTACTGGGAATAAATTACTTTTTTTTAATAATTTTAAAATATTTTCCAGAAAAATTTCTGGAGTCCTGGGTATAAACAAACAAGCAACCATTCCAGATTCGCTATAACCATAAAAGCATGCATAGCAGGCTTTGTTAGCCCCCCCGGAGGGGGGGTTGGGGGGGAGGCTTACAGTCTGAGCGTCAGATATTCCCCCCTTGAGGGGGGACGTGGGGGGTGGCGGGTTGGTGAGGTGTAAGACACCGAACTGCGGGTGGTAAGAGCGAAGCCCTCCCGCCCCGAGAGCGAGCACCGCGAGCCTAATAACACTCCTCCGGAGTGTTCAAACACACCTACGGTGTGACTAGGTCCCCCCCCTTTTAACCGCAGGTTACGTCAAGAGTGGAGAGAGCGTAAGCGAGCGGAGCGGTGGAGTTTAGTTGGTTTAGCTCTATGTTTATTCAAGGTCTTTGTCTGTGAGCTCAATAGAGCCTGTATTATACTTCTTTATCCATCCTAGTACTACTAGTGCACGTCTGTTGTTTCTGTACGTTACAGGGTCTGTACCGCACTCATACATGATAGCACGTCTTAGGTTGTTGTTAGAGATGATTTTAGAGTTAGGATGTGTCTTTCTAACTCTCCAAAGTACCCGTTCCAGTTTCTCAACACTCATTGTACTTGTACCTCACATTACTAAGTATGATGTCAAGCTCTAAGTATTCTTCTCTAAGCTTAAGTTGCCTCTTTTGTATAGCTAGCATACGTATCTTTAATTTATGTTTCATGTTCATTTTCTTTTGTCTCCTAAACTATCAATAAGCTTAAACATTAACTGAGAATTACTACTAGTAGCTTCAGTTAACCTGGCTAGTTGTTCCTGTTGCTCAGAGAGCTTGATGTTAATATCTATTTCACTAGGGTTACTGCTCAGCATCTCAACTACGTTGTTGACGCTGAAAGGTACCTTAGTCTTGTGTTCCTTACGGACACTGACAGACTTCTGATACAATTTAAAATGGGATAGTAAGCTGTCAATAGATATACTATTGATGCCGTCAAGGCGTATGTTACGATAGTCTTTATTAAACTCAATACTACTGACGTACACTTGTGACAGTGGCATTTCCTCTTTACTTAAGTTCAAGTACTTTCTAAAATAACAATAAGCTAGAGTAATACTACTTACATTAAGAGGTACATCACAATCTAACCTTAATGTACATTTATTAGATTTTGAAACAATTAATTCTAAGCCTAAGTCACCGTTTTTCTCATAGATACGAGTGGGTAAAATCTCGTGATTTGGGTGGTAGGTTAGGATGAGATTGTGGAAGTTCCAGTCGGTTAGTAAATCAGGGGTATCCCCCTCTTTAACAACTCTGTAAATACCACGCATAGATTTAGTCACGTTTGCCATTTTTGGTAAAATTGACTTAACAGTGTTGGTATTTAGCCCACTATGATAGGCAATAAGCTTAGGATTAGCTCCTTCAGGGAAGGACTCCAATACTGTTTCTATTTTTTTAATTTTACGCTCGATGTCCCTGCTATTAGTTGCAACTGAAAGTTTAGTCATATCTATCACCCTCTATAGGATAAAGGTAATCGATGTCTGATATAGGTATCATTACATCACGCTGATATTTATCTTTTCCAACGTAATGTGTAGAAGTTACTTGTTGTATTGTTATGGTATAAATTCTACCATTTCTTATTCTTATTTTTGCTTTTTCCATTTCTTTTTCTCCATAATTTTATTAAAAATAAAAAAATAATATAACTAAGTCCACATAGGAATATAGTAAGTAGTTCCGCCAACATCGACTTTAAGCCATTGAGATATAGTTGCAGTACCTACACCAGCTGGAGCAACATTACTTATTGTTACTGTTGCTGACCCGTTTGCTTCTATTAGATCGCTGTTTGCTTTTAGATTCTTTAAGTCCAGTATTTCTTGGATTGATGCTGATTGGATCACTTGTTCTACCATTTTCTTTAACCTCGAATTCTTCCTTTAAATTTTCAGGTGGTTCTCTACCTAATGATTTTAATCTTTCATACTCTCTTTTTCTATTTTCATACGACATTTTATACACCTGACTCATGAATATTTGAAATAATAACTTGTTTTTCAGATCCAGTTTCACACATTAAAAAGGTATCGTTAGCGTTTACTCTATTTGATTCTAGTTGAGCGTCAATAGCATCATCAAAAATACCTAACCTAGTACCTGAGTTAGTACCATTTTTACCTCTTATTGAATCATTATAATCATCTTTTAATTCCCAGAAAAAATAAGGTGTTTCGCCAATATTTTTATCTCCTGTATATAGTTGAGATGCTTGGGTTGCTGTTAAACAAGTTAAATAATACGAGGTTTCACTGATAACTCCACCTAAATAAGAAGTTCCTGAACCAATTCCAAATTCTAAAAAAGTTCCAGTAATATCAGTTGAACCAGCTATTGAATCAATAAATGAACCATCTACATATAAAGAAAGTGTAGTTAAATCATAAGTAACAACAATATGATGCCAGTTCTCATCACCTAAACCTTTTTCTAATTCTTTATTTGAATATGTGCCCGCTGCAGTATATAATCTAAATCTAGTTAAATAACTTGAATCAACTTCAAGTTCCCAAAATCTGTAAGGGACACCATTACATCTTCTTGTAAGTATCATACCGTTACCACTTTTATTTAGTTTGACCCAAATACTTATACTGAAAGGTACACCATCAGTTTCTGTACCTAATTCTCCAGTAGTTATTCTGTCATCTACACCATCAAAGAAAGCACCAGCTCTAGCGTTAGGACTAACTATATTAACATTAACGTCACCAACAGCCATTAGATTGCCTCCCGTTTACATGGACGAGGTTTTGCTTCGTCATGATAACAAATATGGAAGAAGTTTTTTTTACCTGCTTTTTTGTTAGCAATAGCTTGAGCCTTGTCAGTAACTTCTTGAACTTTCTCAATAATAAAATCAGGTGGACCTTCCGGTCCTTCATTTTCCGTTTCTAAAAAATATTTTACCATTATGCTTCTTCAATGTGTGCAATAATTACCTGAAAACCGTTAGCACTAGAGCACATTAGCCATTTATCATTAGCTGTAACTCTCATAGCAGTGATTGCAGTGTCAATAGCAGATGCGTTAGCATCTACTATCTGAACTGTAACATCTCCAGCTGCCATAATTATACACCTGTAATTTTACAAATAGCGTCAGGGTTTACAACTTGAACTTGTCCAACTTCCCAAGCTCTAATAGTGTATTTGATTCCAGGGTCTTCAATTGTTTTTACAGTTAAAGGAGTTACACTTTTCCAAGTCATAGCTTCTTTACCAATAACAACCTGAGCTCCACCTTCAGTAACACTATTTGAACTGATTACAGTTAAACCAAGTAGTTTTCCAACAACACCGTTTTTTGTAACTGAGTCAGTGTAAAACTGGCCAGCGTTACGAACGTTAGCATTACCTAACAATTCAGCGTAGTTTGTTGGATGAACTAATAAGTAACCATTTTTATCAGGGTTGTAGTTATCAATTGCAATTAATGATTTAGCGTTAAGAATATCTTGAATAGGATCTCTATCAGCAACAACAGCATTGTTCCAAGTTGCATTAGCAGCTTGAGTATTACCAGCGTTGGATAAAAGATCAGCTGCAATTCTAGCATCAACTGATTTAGCTACAGCTCTTGCAATTCTTAATAAAGTTCTAGCGATCATTGGAACGTTGTTAGTTTTAGCATCTTCCCATGAAATTACACCTTCCATAGCATGCTTAACATTACGTCCTTGTGTTTTTGTCCAGCTTACTTCACCATAAGGGAACTTAGCTAATCGAGGAACACCTTCAACACCTGAACCAGTTCCACCAGTTAACTCTGTTGCGGTTTCTTTATAATAAGTCTCAGTCCATGCATTACTATTTTCAACCATACATAGTTGTTTCATTTTGTATTCTTGTAATGCAAAACCTTTAACGATTCTTGAAATTGTTTCTGCTCTTAAGTCAGCTTGTCCTGTTGTGTCTGCCATTTTATACTAATACCCTCACAGCGATTGTTTCACTTGCACTTGCAGTTTCTAATGCTTTACCTACAACTGAACCAGTTAAAAGATCAGCTGCTGCACTAGCAATAACTAGATTTGCTCCACCTACATTTACAGTAGCACCACAAGTGATACCTGCACCTGAGTCAACAAGATCAAAAATGCCATTAGTGTAACAAGCTAATGTAGTTGAGCCATCATTTGCAACTTTTTCAGCTGCTGCTATTCCAAAGAAAGGATCGTTGTCAGCACTTGTAGCGACTCCAGTTCTAGGGTCTGTTAACTTAATTAAAGTTCCTTTTTCAATAGTTGTTCCATCAGCAACAGTACACCTAATTGGGTCTCCACCGTTACCTAGAAGTTCAATAATAACTGCTTCATTAGCCATAATATAATCACCTAATTGTATTCTTGTGTAAACCAATATATAAATGTTATGTAAAAAATCCAAGTGTGTGTATGCCTCGCACACACTTGAATAAAAAAAGAGGTGATAGTTATTCCCACCAACATTCACCGCAAATAGATTCAGTTTCCCGTTTGCTGTGAAGTAAGAACTTGCGAAGCTTCTTGCATTTCTTACAGGTCTTTATAACAAATAAACCGTTAGAAGAGCTCATCTTCATAACCAGTGCCAGCTAAGAATTTCTTAGCTTCTGCGATTTCTTTTTCTTCTTTAGATACTTGAGGTCTACCTGCATAACTTTCACCAGCAAAACTAGATTTAACTTTTTCACTTGCTTGCTTTGCCATCAAATCAGCCATTTGTTGATTTGCTTTTTCAAGTCTTTCTGCAGCTTCTGTAGCTTGTTTTATTAAGTCATCAGAAGCCTGAGTATCTTCAGTTGTGACTTGTTCAGTCACTTCTTTGTTTTCTATTTCTTCCATCTTAATTTACTCCAAAGGTACAACCATGTAAGAGGTTGACATACCTTCACCTGATTTTAATACTTTAAATGATTTAAGGCTTGCTTTTTCTGCAAGCAAAGCTTTCAGTTGTTTAAACACACCGTTAGGAATACGATACTTAATATCATTAACTTCACAATATTTAAAACTGAACTCGTCTTCTTTTCCTTTGTTTGCAACTTCTTCTTTTACTTCAATGTCTACACTAACTTTGCCTAATTCAGCGATGTTTTTGATTTCATTTTGTTTGTAGCTTTGCGCTTGTTCTTTCATGTTCATTTTGTTTTCCTCCTATAGCAATCCGAATTTAAGGTTGCTTGGTCTACTGTTGTCAGCTAGCTCTTGCATACGTTTTCGGTATTCATACCAGAACTTTGCAGTTGCTTCTCGATCAGCAGCTTCGAGTTTACTTTGTCGTTCTTTTTCTTTTGCCCAAAATTTAGCATCTTCATTACGTTGTTGTCGCTTTGCATCAAGTTCCCATTCAACAAGACGTTGACGTTCTTGATTATAATAATCAATAGATTCACGTTCCTGTTGAGCTCTTTCTTCATTAACACGAGCCCAACGTTGGTCATCAGTTTCTCCTGTTTCTTGTTGAATTCTCATATCATCAAGTATTTTTTGGTTAATTTCAGTTGATACTGCAGCAGCATCTCTAAATTTATCTAATGAATCAACAGCATTAACCCAAGGAATATAAGATTTTAAAGTGTCAAAAAATGTCGGATTCAAAATTTCTTCAACTTGAGTTATAGAATTTTGTGCGCCATCAAGGTCGCCATTTCTTACAGCAGAACTATAACCATAATTTAAAGTATTAATTGCTTCAGCTTCATTAAATTGTGAAAAAGGGTAAGTTCCTAATGCTTCAACTAATAAATGAACACTACCAATACTAACTCCTGTTGCTATAGCAGCTTTTTGAAGCATACTTAATGTTTTTTTTGATGAAACAGTATTTGTAGCAATAGTGTCAGCAGCACTTAATTTTTCAGCATTTAATATTTTATCTCTTAAATTCTGTAATCCTGTTTTCCCAACTTTTGATAATTCATTAATTTTTGTCGGTTTCTTAAAAAAAGATATAGCTTTTTGACCTATTTTACTTAATTTACCAGGACCAATTAAAGCAAAAGGTGATGCCGCATTAAGAGGAACGTCTAAGTAATCACGATTAGGAGTTAAAGCTGCATCAAGTCTGTTAACGAAACCAGTCTTTTCAGGTTCCACAGGAACTGTAGGTTCAACAGGTGCAGTAGGCACAGGAGAATCTACTCTATTAGATTCTCTGAATCTTCGACTAGGTCCAGTTACTGGACCGAATGTTGGAACGTTCCTCTCAGGCTCTGGCTGAGGAACACGCGACCGTAAAGGAGCGTCAGCAGGAAAAGAAGCTTCAGGTCTAGGCGGAGGTGGAGCTGGAGCGGGCACAGGTGTCGGCCGGTTAATAGGGCCAAAGTCAGGAATTGGAGTTGTAGGCCTAGGTCTAGGTGCTGGTGCCGGTTCTTTTTTTCTTTTAAAAAATTTCTTAACTTTATCTAGTAATCCCATTTTATCTTAGATGCTCTTTTATTTGCAGCATAACCTCATTAAGTTTAGTTAATAATACTTTCATTTCTTTTCGATCGATGTATTTTTCATACATCAAAGACAGAGTCCATAGCCCTAGTATTCCATACTGGAGCAATAACTCTTCGTGAACCATCAGGTTCTCCCCTCCAACTCAGCTGTTGTGTCATTAGGTTGTGAAGCTTGTAAAGCGGGGTCCTTTTCTCTGCTTGAGATTAATTCGTTTTGCATACTAGCAGGGAAGGTTAATTCGATTTCTAAGTTTAATTGAGCCAATACTTGCTCTTCAATATAAAGCTGTTCACCTTTAACACTTTGCTCGTATGATAAATAAACTATTTTTCCAGACGCGTCAGTGAACTCTTTTGCATTTCCTATTATTATCTGTGGTACGTTTACAGCCTGGAAAAAATAGTCATTTAATTGATTGATCCACGCCAATGGATTAAGAGTTGAATT